TTGGGCAGCTTCACGTTGCCGCGCTGCCGGGGAAGACTGGAGGCAATATGCTGGTACTGCGCTTCGGTGATCTCCATGCATCGCAGCATATCACAGAATTACGATTTAGTGTTAACACGCCCTAGGGTGGCGGTTGCAGCGCGGGATCAGGTGTGGAGGCGGTGGACACGTGGCCCGACGCGAGGTGATGACGGGGCAGAGGTCAATTGGAAGCTGGTAGCCGTCGGGGGGATGCTAGGACATCACTGGGCCGGGATGAGTCCTTGAAATTGTGCTCGAACCAGCTCCACAAACCCCATCATCCCGTTGTCGATGACCTTAGTTGGAGTAGTGTGCATGGGATGTTTCCCAACATAGGTTTCTGGGGCAACAGCCTTGGCTATCGTGTGAAATGTGGCAAAGGCTGTTCGGAATGTCTCCTGCTCAGCGTCACCCGCGTCGAAGTCTCCGGTGTACCGAAAGAGAAAAGCACGCGTGTACTCCCGGTCAATCGGAACCACAAGGTCGGGCAGCAGCAAATGGAGTGTTTTTGTGCCGGAAACGAGCCTCGGGTTGTCCTCGGTTGCCTTCTTCCCCTTCTTTTCCTTCTTCTTGGTTAGGTTCAGTTGGCTTATGAGTTTCGACAACTCAGCTCCGGTTGCCTCCGGCTCCGTACCCAGTTTCTCGCCTTCAAACGAGGCAATAGAGGTCTGATGCCTGCTGAGTTCTTGCTTGAATTGGTCGAGTGGCAAGAGTCCTATCCGAGCTAAGCGGAAAAAACCTTCCAACGTCGAGTGCAAGTTCCGGAGAAATTCGTCATCTGCAATAGCTGCCGTGACGCTACTGAATTGCTTCCGCAACTTAACAGTCGCGATATATTGCTCGGATCGAGAGTTCAGAGGCTCTTTTTCTATGTAATAGTCGAGGCAGTTAGCGAAGTCACCAATGAGGCAGTCGAGCGGAGACATGTTTTCCAGCCCTCATGAATTTACTTGCATGTTATCAGGGGCGGGCTTATACAGCTCATACAGAGGGGTGGCCGTCGCCAACCGCCGTCCTGACATCTCGTTGCGCTACGTCCCTTGCCTCGCTGCGGCGAGTCCGGTCAGGCCTTCCAGTCTGCGTCACACGTTCATGTGTCCACCTTCACTGGGGATCCTGACGAAACTCCTATATACTAAGCCGCTCTATTGTTCAAGTCTGTGAAGCCTTCTGCAAACAACTCCGAGTGGCTTACGCGTAAGAAATTAATCGACCCGAAGCTGCGAGCAGCGGGGTGGCAAATTGTTCCTTTCAACGCAGGCCCGCCACTGGCTTCGTATGAGCGCTGCGCTATTGAAGAATTTGAAACCAAGAATGGCCCTGCTGACTACGCACTCTGCGTGGGTGGTCAGATTCTAGGAGTTGTCGAAGCCAAGAAGCTGACACTTGGGCCGCAGAGCGTTCTGACACAAGCGGAGCGGTACTCAAAAGGCATCACCGACAGCCCATTCAACTTTCGCGGGTATCGAGTTCCGTTCCTGTATTCGACCAATGGCGAGGTTATCTGGCACCACGACATCCGAAATCCCCTGAACCGTTCCCACACAATCGCTCAGTTTCACACCCCGGACGCTCTAACTGAGCAGCTTTTCAAAGACTTCGACACTTCGTGTAAAGCCCTTCTGCGAACACCAAACGACCATCCACGGCTGCGCGGCTATCAGCGGGAGGCCAACGCAGCCATCGAAAAAGCCATCGCTGACCGTAAGCATCAGATGCTCGTTGCCATGGCAACCGGAACGGGCAAGACGTTCACGATGGTGAATCAGGTTTATCGCCTGATGAAGGCCGGGGTTGCCCAGCGGATTCTCTTCTTAGTTGATCGTCGCGTATTGGCTGCGCAGGCTGTGCTGGCGTTCGCCTCGTTCGACCCAGAGCCGGGTTTGAAGTTCGACAAGATTTACGAGGTCTACAGTCAGCGGTTTCATCGCGAAGACTTCGATGAGGATGAAAAGTTCGATCCGAGAGTGCTGCCTAATTCTTACCTGACCGATCCCAAGCCGGGAAATGCCTTTGTCTACGTCAGCACCATCCAGCGAATGACCATCAATCTTTTCGGGCGTGACGTGATTGCTGGTTCGGGAGATGAAGAAATTGACGAGGACGCCAGCACGTTGGACATTCCGATTCATGCCTTCGACCTGATCATCGCCGACGAATGCCATCGCGGGTACACCACAGCTGAAGAAGCCATTTGGCGAAAGACGCTAGACCACTTCGATGCCATCAAGGTGGGTCTGACGGCGACACCTGCGGCGCACACAACTGCCTATTTCAAAGACATCATCTACCGTTACGAGTACGAACGTGCCGTCCGGGAAGGATTCCTTGTCGATTACGACGTGGTCGCAGTCAAGTCCAACGTTCGCATGAACGGCATTTTTTTGCACGAGGGGGAACAGGTTGAGGCCGTTAATCCTATCTCCGGTGCCAAGCAACTCGACTTGGTGGAAGACGAGCGCCAATTTGACACTGCCCAGATCGAGTATGAGATCACAGCGCCCGATTCAAATCGGAAGATTCTTGAGGAAGTTCAGAAATGGATGATAGAGCACGAACAGCAGTATGGAAGGCTGCCGAAGACGTTGATTTTTGCTGCCAACGACCTGCCACACACTTCTCATGCCGACCAGTTGGTTGACCTCGCCCGCGACATTTTCGGTAGAGGGGACTCATTCGCCCAGAAGATTACAGGCAAGGTAGATCGCCCACTTCAGCATATCCGCGAGTTTCGAAATCGTCCGGCACCCACTATCGTCGTCACGGTTGACCTGCTCACGACGGGCGTCGATATTCCCGATCTTGAAGGGATTGTGTTTCTGCGCCCGGTAAAATCGCGCATCCTGTTTGAGCAGATGCTTGGTCGTGGCACTCGTAAAGGCGAGCATTTCCCCGACAAATCCCATTTCGTCGTGTTTGACTGTTTCGACGGAACGTTGCTGGAATACTTCAAGAAAGCAACTGCGATCACTGCCGAACCGCCAGAACGCGAATCCCGGACGATTGTTGAGGTCATCGAGGACATCTGGAATAACTCGGATCGGGATTACAACATCCGGAGGCTGGTCAAACGCCTCCAACGCATCGAGAAAGAGATGTCCGGCGAAGCGCGGGAGATGTTCGCAGCCTACATTCCAAGCGGCGATGTTCGAAAGTACGCCAGCGATCTTCCGCTCAAGCTGAGTCGCGACTTCGTGGCTACGATGAGCCTGCTTCGCGACAAAACATTCCAAGACTTGCTCATGAACTATCCCCGGAAGCCACGCACGTTCCTCATTACCTATGAGACACAGGACATGGTGACCTCCTCGTGGCTTGTGCGCGGAATCGACGGCAAGGAATACAAGCCCAGCGATTACCTGACCGCGTTCGGTCAGTTCATCCGCGAAAATCCTCAGCACATTCAGGCGATCCGAATCCTCTTGCAGCGGCCAAAGGACTGGAGCACGAAGGCACTAAGCGACTTGCAGCAGAAGCTGGCGGCAACACCCCAGCGGTTCACGAGGGAGAACCTGCAAAGGGCGCACGAGTTGCACTACCACAAGGCGATGGTGGACATCATCTCCATGGTGAAGCACGCTGCTAATGAGCAACAACCCCTGTACACTGCGGAACAACGAGTCAAGCTGGCGATGGCGAAGATTACCTCTGGCCAGAACTTCACTCCTGAGCAAGTTCAGTGGCTTGATCGGATCGAAGGACACTTGGTTGAAAACCTGACCATAGACCCCGGCGACTTCGACACATTGCCAGTATTCAACCGGGCAGGCGGCTGGGGCCGCGCAAACAAGGTCTTCACAGGACAACTTCCCCATCTGATCAGCCAGTTCAATGAGGCCGTAGCAATATGAGCGATGTAGTTCAGCAACTTTGGGGTTTCTGCCACACCCTTCGCCACGACGGGATCGACTACGGCGATTACATCGAGCAGCTAACCTACCTGCTGTTTCTGAAAATGGCAGATGAGCGCAGCATCGAGTTGCCAAAGAGCTGCGACTGGCCGAGCCTCGTCAACAAGTCCGGTACTACGTTGCAGGATCATTACATTGACCTACTTCGAAAACTTGGCCAGCAACGAGGCTTGCTCGGCGACATCTTTGCGGGTGCTCAGTCGAGGTTCAACAATCCGGTAAATCTCAAGAAGCTGTTAGGGCTGATCGACGACATCGAGTGGACGGCGCTGGACATCGACATCAAGGCTGCTGCGTTCGAAGGGTTGCTTGAAAAGGCTGCGAGCGAGGGCAAGAAAGGCGCTGGGCAATATTTCACGCCCCGCATCCTGATCAAATCTATCGTTCGGTGCATGAAGCCCGATCCACGTACTCACAAGGAGTTCACGATCTGCGACCCCGCCTGTGGTACGGGCGGTTTTCTGGTGTCGTCTTATGAATGGCTAATTGATCAAACCAAGGGTGGAGCACTGCCTCGCGATCTCGCCAAACGAGTGAAATCCGAAACCTACTTCGGGCAGGAACTGGTGCAACGACCACGCCGCTTGACTCTGATGAACCTATATTTGCACGGTCTGGAGCCTCACATTGCCTTCGGCGATTCGATCTACGAGATTCCAAGCGGTCAACGCTACGACGTGGTCATGACCAACCCGCCCTTTGGTACGAAGGGCGCGAATCAGGCACCCACGCGCGACGACTTCACGATCTCCACCAGCAACAAGCAACTCAATTTCATTCAGCACGTAATGACGATTTTGAAGCCGGGAGGACGTGCTGCTGTCGTGGTGCCTGACAATTGCCTATTCGCGGACCAGGCCGGGGAGGTCTTCAAGATTCTCACTGAGGACTGTAGCCTTCACACGGTGCTCCGGCTTCCGAATGGAACCTTCACGCCATACAGCCCCGGCACAAAGACCAATGTGATCTTTTTCACAAAAGGCTTTCGTACCGAAGATGTATGGTTTTATGACGCCCGAAGCAATGTACCTCATATTACGAAGAAAGATAGGCCGCTCGCGCCAGCGCACTTTGCCGAGTTCGAGAAGTGCTACGGGGCCGATCCCAACGGGCGAGTGAAACGCAAGTCTACTGATTGCACCGAGGATCGCTGGCGCTGTTTTCACATTGACGAGGTCAAGAAGGGAAACTACAAGATCGACGGTTTGAAGTGGCTCAAAGATGAGTCGCTCGACGAGTTCGATCCGGACACTGAGCCGCAGGAACTGGCCACAGACGCACTTGCAGAACTTGAAGCGGCGGTTGAGAAATTGAACGCCATTATAAACATGCTTGAGCCGAACGATGACGTGAATGTTAAGGTGGCCGAACGGGCAGGCAAAAGAGCATGAGCACCGCTCCGAATACCAAACGCGAAGTCATTGACATGCCGGACTCCGAACTGCCAGAAGGGTGGTGCAAAACCTCATTGGAGGCCGTTACGAAACTTGAGAGTGGGTCTGGATTCCCAGAAAAATACCAAGGTAAAACTGACCTCTCTTATCCCTTCTTCAAAGTGGGAAATCTTGGTGAAGTTCAGTCCGGTCAACCGCTGCGATCTTCAGCTCACACAATTGATGACCGACTCGCCAAGATACTTCACGCGAAGATCATCCCACCGGACGCCGTCGTCTTTGCCAAAATCGGTATGGCAATTCGGTTAAACCGACGAAGACTCACAGGCGTTCCTTGCTGTATCGACAACAACATGATGGCGGCCATTCCAACAACAGCCATATTGCCTCGCTTTCTGCTTCGATTCTTAGAAACCGTCCCGTTTATGGAATTGACCACAGCTACCACCGTGCCCAGTTTACGTAAGAGTGAGCTTGAACAAGTTAGCGTGTTGCTGCCGCCGCTTGAGGAGCAAATTCGGATCGTCGCAAAAGTTGAAGAACTATTAACCGCAGCGACAGAGTCTCGCCGCCGCCTCTACAGAGTCTCAACGCTTCTGAAACGCTTTCGCCAAGCCGCGCTTGAGGCTGCATGTTCGGGGAGGCTGACTGAGGATTGGCGGGAGCAGCATCTGGGCGTCGAATCAGCGTCGACGCTTGCGGAGAAAATCCATCAATCCCATACGGCTGGTGGCTTCGGTCACGGGGGCCAAGCGGCAGTACCCACCGAGGATGTTCACACTCTCGCGGCAGAAGATCTGCCAGAGAGTTGGACAATCGAAGAATTGAAGTTCTTGTGTAAACCGGGTAGACCTATTACTTACGGTATCCTGAAGCCTGGCCCAAATCTTCTCAGCGGTGTCTTTTATGTTCGGGTGGCCGATTTCCCAAATGACCGATTAACCCTGAGTGGAATACGAAGAACAAGTGAGCAGATAGCCCACAGCTATCGCCGCTCATCCCTTCAAGTTGGAGACTTATTGCTGTCGATTCGAGGAACGGTTGGACGAGTGTGCAAGGTTCCGCTCGAACTAGAGGGTGCAAACATCACTCAAGATACCGCGCGAATATCGGTTCACTCAGAAGTATCGGCAGATTATGTTAAGACTTACCTCCGCTGCCCCAGCACACAGAAGCGCCTCGAAAGCGCGATGAAGGGTGTGGCTGTTCGAGGAGTGAACATTGGAGACGTACGAGTCTTGCAGATCGCGCTGCCGCCGAGAGCGGAACAAGAGGAAATCGTTCGTCGCGTCGCTGCATTAGTAAATCTGGCCGATTGCATCGAACAACGGGTTACCGCAGCTATGGTACGGGCCGACAAACTCACCCAATCTATCCTCGCCAAAGCCTTTCGTGGCGAACTTGTCCCAACCGAAGCTGAACTGGCCCGTCAGGAAGGCCGGGAGTACGAGCCTGCGTCAGTTTTGCTGGAGCGCATTCGAGAGCAGCGACTCAAGCACGACGCGCATCACACGAAGCCGAATCGAAAGGCGAGAAAAGCCAGTGCCAGCATTTGATGTTGTGCTCCACACGGGGCGGGGCATATTCCCGTGAAAGTCTTGGTCGTCGAGAATCTTGGCAACGCGACAACACCGTGGTAAAGTTCAAGTCGTCATTCGCACATGGCCGATCATGAACAGTTGCGCTTCGGAGATTTCAAGTTAGAAAAGGCTACAATAGAGGTGCGCTATCCTCTTGCGTTGGCGATCTGGGATCACTCCGGGGATCTTTGGACTGAAGTGCTGGCAAAATGGCCTTCTGCAAAATTCGTGCAGGCAGAACCTTCAAAGGTTCAGTTCAACATCGAGGATTTCCAACTTTCGGCCCAAGCAGACCAGTCTCACATTATTGGTTCTCTGCCAGATCGCAAATTGTCTGGATTGGCCAATATGGCAAAACCGTTCTTTGAGATTGCTCTCCGACACTTGAAGGCCAGAATCTTGACACGGGTCGGGCTGCGATTAATCTACTTCCGAGAGATGCAAGATGAGCGATCGGCTACAAAAATGCTTTTGAATACTGGTTTGATCCACCTACCTCAAGGGAAGTATTTTGGGTTTGAAGAGACTCCGACTCGGGCCGGATTGAATGTGCGATGGGAATCTAGTGGTCGCGGTGCGTTAATGAACTTAAATTATGTGGGCCGCGATTATGAGATTCAGCCGCCGCCAGAAATCCGGGACAAGGTGGCCTCCTCGAAAATCAGTCAAAAAGGAATCCTGTTGGATGTGGATTTTTACACGACATCATCTCTCGAAATCGGGCAGTTTGGCGCGATTGAGTGGATACAGCAGGGACTCCACATGATGAATCGTGACACAAACAAGATACTTGGAGCGGATTAATGCCACCATCGACTCAAGTGCGAAGCGCTGTGCATGAATCCCGTGACGCGAACACTGTGCGAGTAAAGTGGCAGCGACGTGAAGGGCATACCGAATCGACTGGCCAAATAGAAAGTGAGCTGAAAGATTTCGTGCGGAAGGAGGTCAGTATTCAGCTCAGCGAAGTCGTATCTGGATATAGTCTCAAATCGACAATGGATGTCCGCGACATCTATACGGATTTGGAGCAATTCAGCATTCTCAAAACGGCGGTTGACTTGCTTGATGAAGCGGTTGAATACTTGGCCCGCGCTCAGTCCTTTTTGCGGGAAGGCGATGACATCGCAGCCGACGACGAGATTCAGAAGTTTCACGCCGCGCTTCCAGAATTGTTCTGTTGCAGAGATCTCGGGGACGGTTTCGGAACTATCGTCAATGCGGCAAATATTGCGATTAACAATCAGGAAGGAGCTTTCTTAAACAGTCGTCAGGTCGAATTACTTCACAGCGCAATTGCAGAGATACGTAAGAATCCCTTCATTCCGTTCCAGAATGTCGTTTCATTTTTAGTAGCTTTTCAAAATGCAGACCTTGCTATAGACCCCCCGGGGCTTTCGGTATTTGCGGAAGGGGTCAATGACGAAAACCTATCTTGATACAACCGTTCTGGTTGACGCCATCTGCAAGTACAACACAGAGGGCGGAAAAGACGCCAAGAAGGCGATAAGCTCCTTTCGGGAGAGTTTGTTACCCCAGTATGCGATAAAAGAGTTTAAGGCTGGCCCTTTGCGGCGCTATGTCTGGTTTCACAACAAGATTGTGTTGCTTGGTTCCTACCATAAAGCCTTAGTAGCTCTACAGAAGATATCACTCGCTCGTGGCCGTTATGCTTCTACCATCATTGAAGCCCTGTCTGAAATCAGCTACTCCAGCCGGAAGGTAACGTTGGAGCAGCTACAGGCGAAATACGGAAAGACCGCGACGAGAGATCAGTTTGATACTGATTCCTACCGCCTTGCGCTCAAGGCAAAAGTCTTCGTAAGTTGGGAGCAGCGGAATCGCATAGCAAAGCGAAGGGTAGACGATCTCGCCTGTTATGTTGAAGCTTCGCCGTCGGAGGTTCGGAAGATGATTGAAATTGATCCGACGACTTGCAAACGCGGTGTCACGTGCACCATAGCTGCGCGAATGGCTAAAGAACCCGACATAGTGTCGAAAATGCTGCGAGCAAACGAGGCTCTCCCCACAAGTCCGGAACACTCGGGCCGCTCCTCTGCTTTGAAGGAAGCTGCCTCCGGTTCGCTCAGGGATTTTGGAAACAAACAATGTAGACGATTAGGAGACGCGGCCTTTGTTTTTTGTTGTCCGACTGACGCCGTGCTCTTGACGACAAACCCCCGGGATCACCGTCCCTTGGCGGACGCTATCGGCAAGGTGGTCAAAACCCCTGCCGAAGTGTTGGGGAAGTAAGGGCGGGTGCCCATACGAAAACGCGGTGAGTATTCTGTTTTCCGATGGCGACCCCAACTATTCCGCCACTCTGCCCGCACTGTCAATCCTCAGATCTCCCCGTAGCCAAGGCAGTACGACATTGATTTTACTGATTTTCCTGAACGGCGGTGTGTCAAAAAAACAACACAAGTGTTGTACAAACAGCACATATCTGCCCTATGCTGGATTTAGGTCGCGAAAGATGCGACCAACTCCGAGGGAGGGATGACTCCCAGTCGTCCAGAGAGAGGAAAAGATGCCTGCCAGCGTAGACCACTACCTCGAACAAGCCCAGCAGATCATAACTGACCCCAGCCAGCACTTTAGCAAAGAGCGCGAGGCCATGGTCAGGAGTCTCGCCCGTTTGGCCGAGATAGCATCGGGCAACGGCCAGCGGAAGACCGACATACCACTCGAATTTCGCCAGTGGCTCGCCACCGGACGTGGCTGGAAACCAGAGCAGCGTGACATCGGAACGGGCACGGGCGCGTATCCGGGCGGATCCGGCTTCCCCATACCCTTGGAATTTGAGGCGATGGTTTTTCAGTCCATGCGTGCGGCGGATGACCTATGGTCGCCGGATGTCAGCTCGACTTTTCAAACGAACGGCGGTGGCCCATGGTCGGCACCTTGTGCTGATGACAGTCAGGAAGAAGCAGAACCTGTCACCGAAAACACATTGTCGGATCAGCAGGACATCGCGCTCGGGCAAGTGAGCTTTCCCAAGGCTGTCACCTACCGTTCGAAGGGAATTTTGGTTTCGCAGGAAATTTTGCAAGATAGCGCGATCGACATTCCCGGCCTGCTGGCTACGACTTTCGGCGTTCGTTTCCAAAGGCGCATCGGCAGAACCGTGTTGGTGCCAGCGCTGGTGGCGGCTGCTGCCGTGGTTCGCGTGGCAACCGGGGCGGCGGCGGCAGATCAGGCACCCGGCAGTGACGGCAAGACTAGCGTATCGAGTGACGATCTTGCCTTCGCGCTGGGCCAGCTCGATGAAGCCTACGCCGAGTTTGCTTCGTGGGCGATGAACCGCGCGACCTTGGCTGCCTTGTACGGCCTGCGCACATCCACTGGTGCGTTGGTATTCAAGGAGCGCGTCGATGCCAACACTGGTGCTCCGCTGATTCTCGGAATACCCGTTCGCTTGTGTCCAAGTATGCAATCACTCGGCGCTGGCAACACGCCAATCCTGCTGGGGGCTTTGAAGCGTCTGGCAATTCGTACCGTGCGCGGCGGGCTGTATCTGATGCGTTCGGATGAAAGGTATCCCGAGCAGGGGCAGGTGTGGTTTGAAGCATTTCTGCGCTGCAACGCGGGTATCGCGTGGTACGGTTCAAATCCGAGCACGCCAGCCCCGATTGTTGCGATCCAGAACGCGAGCTAGGGGGGAAGCCATGTTAGAACGTCGAGTAATCACTCCCGGTTCGGTTCGGGCCTCCGGTGAAGGTCAGGACAAAACCATCGTAGGCTACGCCGCTTGTTTCGGCGTTCTCTCCGAACCCATCGGTTTCGGGGGCGGATTCACCGAGAAGATCGACCCGCACGCCTTCGACAAGTGTCTTGCTGCTTCACCGGATGTAAGGTGCTTGTGGAACCACAGCCCAGACCATGTGCTGGGCAGAACCAAGTCCGGCACTCTCTCGCTGAAGGTCGATGACGTGGGCTTGCAGTACACCTGCAAGTTGCCGGGAACGAGCGTTGCTGACGACCTATTCGAGTCAATTAAGCGCGGCGATATTACAGGCTCCTCGTTCGGTTTCGAAGCAGTCAAGGATTCATGGGACACCAAAACAAACACCCGGACGCTGCTCCAAGCCAACGTCTTTGACGTAGCTCCGGTCACATTTCCGGCTTACGGCCAGACTTCGGTTCAGGTTCGATCAATGCATGGCCGTATGGAAACCATCGAGTTCGGTGTGTACCGTTCCCGGTCTTTGCGCCCGCCTTCTCTTCCGCTGACCGCTATCCAGATGAAGAGGCGAGCGAGAGCCTTGGTGCGGGAGCTGGGCGGCGAGCAGCGTGAGTTAGGGGCCGATTGCGATTGTGAGTGCGAAAACTGCGCGAGCGGCAACTGCGAGGACTGCAACTGCACAGAGAACTGTCCCGGTGAAGGTTGCGGCAGTGTCGATTGCAATTGCAGCGAGCATCGTCATCGCCTGCGTTCGACTGAGCCGCGCACGATTGTCCCGCTGGGTAGTAGCATCGCCGAGTTGGAGGCTGAAGCGCTGGAGCGGGAATTGAATTGGTTGCGCCTGCAAGCGAAGGCAGCAAGCGCGCGCTGAGAGCTTCGCAACGCTGACTTTCATCTCATGGATGCAAGTCGCCTTTGCGAAAAACGGGGTGGCGTTCCCGACCTCCGGCCCGGAATGCCACCCCTGACAATCAGGTTCGCGCGCGGCTCGGGTCTTTTTTGCTCGCTTTCTTCCCGAGCACGGCGCGTGCGCAAGCCGTGGGAGTCCATTGCCGTCGGGCCTCCCACGGCCAACTTGAATGGAATGGCAACACCGCTATTTACTCGCGCTGATATTCGACCAGAAGCAGTGCGCTAAGTGTGGACTAGATCTGCCCGTCACAAGCTTTTATCGACGAGTGCACGGTGGGACTTGTGGAAGTTGGTGCAACGCATGTCAGTGCGTCGAAAGCGTGAAGCTCAGATCCGCGCGGCAGACGTGGGACGAGGGCTGGAATAACGTGCTTGGCGAGGATGAACTATGAGGTCAACTGCGCTCGGTAGAAAACTGCTTGGTCAATGCCGGGAAGATCTTCAGCGTCTGAGACACTATTGGTTAGAGTTCAAATCGGTCAACTGTCTTCGTTTTTGTGCTCTTTGGCGACCTCCTTCTTCGATGTAGTTGTAGTGCTCTTATGTGTTGTACTTTTTTTCGACTGCTTCACCGTACGAAGATCGCCCTCAAGAATTTCTCCGTTGCCCAAGAGCATCGGTTCTTTTGCTACTGGCGGAAACTGCATCTGCGTAGCTAAAGTAGTTATATTCTCCAGAGCTTTTTGGGTCGCATCATCTGCATCCTTTTTAGGTTCGGCGCGGAACTCGACAGTGAGGCCACGTTCAATTTGTCCAAACAGCCTATGCGTGTCTTGTCTGAGAGCATTTCGCAACTCATTTTTCCGATCAGTGCTCCCTTCGTAATTCACTACAACGGTCTCGACTGACTCCTCGACTACTTCATCAATCGTCGTCGTTACACGTTCAGTCAATTCCTCAAGTGCGGCCGTTCCGCTCAGCCCCATTTCGGCCAGCTCAGCTCTTATCTTTCTTATTTTTTCGATCTTTTCCCAAGTGTCCACGAATTTCTTAACTATTATGGCCAGAGCCTGTATCACAAACACACTGGTCGCCAATGCCACTGTGGGTGTTGACGACGACAATTGCTCCAGCTTTGCCGTTTCCGGCTGGCCTGTCCGCGCTTCACTAATGTGCTCGATTAAACGGTCAATAAACGTAAGCTCTTTTGCGAAAGCGGCGAGTTCGTTCTTAAAAATTTCGCGCGGAATCAGAAATGCGAGTTCGGCGGAGCCTGCGATTACTGCATGGTCATTGACTCCGAGGCTTCCTAAACTATTGAGCGCTTGCCGCACGTTCGTGAGAAATTGCGAACGCCTCGACACTATATCCTGAACAAAATCCTTCGCAACGGAAGGCGTCATTGCATTCGTCTGGACTGACGCTTTGACCTTGTCGGCGATGGACGGATCAAAAAACTCCTCTCCTCCCATGCCTTTTATTGCCTCGAATTGTGAGGGTGTAATCGAGTCGCGCAACTGGGATGCGGCCGCCTCGAACGCGCTTAGGGCATTTGCCAGCGTGGCTTGATGCTGCGGTTGCGCTGGTTGGCTGACGAGGGTCGTCAAGGCATTTCCGACAGCTTCTAAAGAGGGCTGGAGCCGAAGTCTATTGTCGAGCGCGTCAAGTAAACGAAGAGTTTCGTATAGGCGTTGCGAGGTCATATGTTCCCGTCAGGCGGGCAACCGGGCCACCCGCCACAAACAGTTCAACAATTCCTCAGCGGTTGCACACAGGTTGCACAGCGGCCAATCGACGATCACCTGATGCGAAATCCATAATAAAATGGTGCGCCCTGAGAGATTCGAACTCCCGGCCTTCTGGTTCGTAGCCAGACGCTCTATCCAGCTGAGCTAAGGGCGCGCACGGTGAGCAGTCAGAAAATTATATCAAACCGGCGACCGACTCCGGCATCAC